TATAATCAAAGTGACCAATTTTTTGAACCAACAACCGATACAGATGCTAACTTTGCAAACTCCGTATCAGGTCAGGCTAACTCGTTCTTCCTGCCGAAAGTATATTCCAAGCAGGTACTTAACTTCTTCCGAAAGTCATCAGTCTGTGAAGCTGTAACCAACACCGACTACGCTGGTGAAATTGCATCTTATGGTGATAGCGTTAAGATCATCAAAGAGCCAGTAATTACTGTTTATCAGTATGAGCGTGGTCAAGACGTAACGCAAACCAAGCTGACCGACCAAGAGCTTACTCTGGTTGTTGATCGTGCGAACGGCTTCAAGTTCATTGTCGATGACATTGAAACGAAAATGTCTCATGTCAACTTCAAAGAAGTAGCTTCTTCTTCAGCAGCTTATGCTTTGCGTGATGCGTTTGACGAAGGCGTATTCAGCATTATGCAGGCTGGCTTGTCAGCTTCTGGCCCTGATCATGTTATGGGTGCTGATGCTGCTGCTGGTACTGGCGGCGTAACTGAAACCACTGCCTCTATCGACTTGGGCTTTGCTTCTGGCGAAGCTGATCCTCTGGACGTTCTTGCTCGCATGGCTCGTTTGCTTGACGATCAAAATGTACCGGAAGAAGGTCGCTGGGTAGTAGCTTCTCCTGACTTCTACGAGACGCTTTCTCAAAGCTCTTCTAAGTTGTTGTCAGTAGACTACAACGCTGGTCAAGGCTCTATCCGTAATGGTCTGGTAAGTTCTGGCAAGCTGCGTGGATTCTCCATGTACAAGTCAAACAATATGCCTTCTACCGCTACGGCTACTGGCTTTATGCTGGCTGGTCACATGAGTGCTGTTGCAACTGCACAATCCATCACTAGCACTGAGGTTCTCCGTGATCCTTCTAGCTTTGGTGACATTGTTCGCGGTCTGCACGTTTGGGGTGCTAAAGTTCTGCGTCCTGAAGCACTGATCGGTGCTTACTACACTATCGACTAAGATAGTAGTGGGGAGGGTGAAATATCCCTCCCTTTCTTTTTTAAAGGATTAAAAAATGCCCCTTATTTCTACTCCTAACAAGCCACTTAAAATGCAGCTTACTGAAAATAAACGTGGTAGATACAGAGCGATTGACCATAGTAAATATTCAGAAAACTACGATAAAATATTTGGCAAAAAAGATAAGGAAGAAAAAAATGAAAAATAAAAAGCGAATGCCTTATATGATGGGCGGCGAAAAGCGTTCTGCATATATGGGCGGTGGGTATGCCCCAAAGCGTAACATGATGTCAGAGGGTGGCGTTGTTCGTGATTACAATAGTATTATGGAAATGGAAGCAGGGCAAATGTCTCCAGACCATAATGAGTCAATGAAGAAAAAATGAAAGTAAACGCCCCTGAAGGTTATCATTGGATGAAAAGCGGTAAAAGCTTCAAACTAATGAAAGACCCAAAAGATGGCTTTAAGGCACACAAAGGTGCTACTAAAGCTGCGAACTTCCCTATACAGAAGGTTCATAAAAAATAATGGCAACAAATTATCTGACACTTACAAACGAACTTTTAAGAGAGCTGAATGAGGTTCCTTTAACCTCTGTTAATTTTTCAGCGGCTCTTGGGATACAAGCGCATATAAAAGATTGCATCAATCGTGCATATCTTGATATTGTGCTAGAAGAACCCCAATGGCCTTTTTTGTCTGTATCAGAAAGCGGCACTACCGATCCAATGTACGGCAATACTTATGTCGAAACTGTTGCAAATACTCGCTGGTATGAACTAAAGCCAGCAAGCTCTTCTCTTTTAGATGATTATGGGTTTGTTGATTGGGATAATTTTTATTTGACAACTGTGGGTGTAAGCGGAGAAGCCGCCCCATACACCGCAAAAAATTTAAGATTTACTACAATTGAAGAATGGAAAGATTATTATCGAGCCTCTGAAAATGCAGACGATGCTGATGCTGCAAACGGAGGCGAGCCTAAAAGAGTAATTAGAAGTCCTGATGGAAGAATGTTTGGCCTTAGCCCCATTCCCGATAAAGCATATCGCGTATGGTTTTATGCCTATAATCAACCAACAGAATTATCTGCGTATACAGACGAACTTGTTTTTCCAGATGTTTACAAGCCTGTTTTGCTTTCTAGAGCAAGATATTATATTCATCAATTTAAAGAAAATATTCAACCAGCGGCGTTAGCTAATGAAGAGTATCGTCGTGGCCTTAGATTAATGAAAGCTAATCTTATGGTTCCTGAACCTTATTATATAAAAGATGATCGCGTGAGGTTTGTTTAATGTCTCAGGCATTTAGCTTTTCATGTAGAGGTGGTCTTAATACAAATTTAAACTCGTTAGAACTTACGGGACAGCCGGGGTTTGCCACCCAACTAACAAACTTTGAAATTGATACAGATGGTGGCTATAGACGCATAAACGGCTTTACAGCATTTGGTGGAGCATCCGCAACAAGGCCAGAAGCAGGAAATCCAATTTTAGGTATTTACCCGTATGCTTTAGGGCTTGTTGTTGTCGTTGGCTCTTCTATTTATTATTCAGAAGATGGAGCCTCTTGGATTCAAGTAAATTATGATACTGGTCATTCTGGTGTAACAGAGGCTAATTTAAGTTCGCAGACAGAGCTAGATAGGCCCAATCAAGCCGTAGATCAATATCCTGCACAGTTTGTGTTGACTCGTGCGCCTACAGGCCACACTTCAAGTCTTTATGGTTCTTTGTCTATCGCAACAGGCAAAGACGAAGTAGCTCATTTTCATATTGATGGTACAGGAGCAGGAAGGCTTTTTGTTTATGAAGAAATTACCAACCCTGCGGCTGGACAATTTATTGAGCTTCATGACAAACATTTAATTATTGTAGATCCTGACAATGCGCCAAGCACAGTTTACTGGTCAAAAACAAATGACGATAGAGATTTTACTGGTACAGGTTCTGGAGCAGCATCAATTGCAGATAAAATTACGGGGGTAAAAAGCTTCCGTGATTCTCTATTTATTTTTTGTCAAAACACTATTCACCGTCTAGATGATATTAATGGCACTCCAGTAATTGTCCAAGTTACAAATAACATTGGTTGTTTAAGTGCTTACAGCATTCAAGAAATTGGTGGTGATCTTTTATTTCTTAGTCCAGACGGTATACGAACAATTGCAGGAACGGCAAGAATTGGAGACGTTGAGCTAAGTTCAGTTTCAAGACAAATTCAAAGTATTATTGGAGATATAGGCAAAAGAGTTGGTGATTATCAAATCAGTAGCTGCGTAGTTCGCTCTAAGTCTCAATATCGTTTATTTTATTCTGGCATTGCTCAAAGCCGAAATAGTGCCAGAGGGATTATTGGAACCTTTACTGGACAAAACTTTGAATGGTCTGAAACACAAGGTATACAGGCCTTTGGTTTAGTTTCAACACTAAACTATGAAAATGATGAAATTATTTATCATGGTGACAAAGATGGCTATATTTATAATCACGACACTGGTAATAGTTTTCTAGAAGATGGTGTAGAACAAAATATTTTTGCAACATACGAAACTTCAGATTTAGATTTTGGAGATATCGGAACAAAGAAAACTTTAAAGTACGTTAAAATTTCTGTTTCGCCAGAAGGTGAAGTAGATCCTACTTTACGAATAAGATATGATTATAAATCTAGCTCAATTGCACAGCCAGCAGATTATTCTTTAGCTCACGTTCCACTGCCTGCAATTTTTGGTACTTCTCTTTTTGGTAGCGCAGAATTTGGTGGGACAAATGATCCAATGGTTAGACAGGCAGTAGAGGGTTCTGGATATACAATGAGTTTAAGGTTAAGAACAGATGATAAATCTTTTCCTTATGCAATAAATGGTTTTTATATAGATTATATGCCATCAGGTAGGAGATAATAATGGCTCAAAACTATTCGCGACAAAGTACATTTGCAGATGGCGATACCATTACAGCAGCGTTATTTAATGATGAATACAATCAGCTTGTAAATGCATTCAATTATTCTAGCATTAGTGCAGTTACTACCGGACATAGACATGATGGCACTGTTGGAGAAGGCGGTAACATTCCGCAAATTGGCGACTTAGATTTTAATAATAAAATTGTTGTCGATGATTCCAACAACCGCTGGGGCTTCTTTGTAGAAGTAGCTAGTGCGCCTGTCGAACAAATCCGCATTCAAGATGGGGCTATTGTCCCAGTAACCGATGATGATATTGATCTTGGCTCGGCCTCACTTGAGTTCAAAAATCTTTATATAGATGGTACAGCTACAATTGATGACTTGAGTGTTGATGCTTCAGCAGTGATTGGAACTACTCTTAATGTTGGTGGGACAGCAACTTTTTCTGGCGATGTAACAATTGGCAATGCAGCAGCAGATACGCTGATTATAACTGCTACAGTTAATTCAAATTTCTTGCCACAAACAGACAGCCTTTGGGATCTTGGTAGCACTTCACTATATTGGGCAAATGCTTATATTGATGCAATTACTACTACAGGTGATGTAGCGGTTGGCGGTAACTTAACTGTAACGGGCAATGCTACAATTTCTGGAAACCTTACATTTGGTGATGCAGATACCGATACAATTACTCTTGGCGCAGACATAGCCTCACACATCACTCCTGATGTTGATGATACTTATGATCTTGGTAGTGCTACAAAAGAATGGCGAAATCTTTATATTGACGGAATTGCCAACATTGATAGTTTAGTAGCTGATACTGCTGATATTGATGGTGGAACTATTGATGGAGCCACAATTGGAGGCTCAAGTGCAGCAGAAGCGACTTTTACAACAGCAAATGCAACAACAGTTGATACTACTAATGTTGAAGTTACAAACATCAAAGCAAAAGACGGTACTTCAGCAGGCTCTATTGCAGATGCTACTGGTGTTGTTACTCTTGCTAGCTCTGTTTTAACGACTGCTGATATAAATGGCGGTACAATAGATGCTACAGCAATTGGTAGCTCAACAGCTTCTACAGGAGCCTTTACAAGTATTACAGCATCTACTACGCTGGGAGTTACAGGAGAATCAACTCTTGCCAGCGCAACAGTTAGCGACCTTACTTCAGGTAGGGTGGTTCTTGCAGGAACCGCTGGCTCTATAGAAGATAGCGGTAATTTAACTTTTGATGGCTCAACACTAACAGTAGTTGGAACAGCAGATGTTGATACTCTTATTATTGGTACTTCTACTGGTGTTACTGCGGTCGATACAGACCTTAGTAGTGTCTCAGCCTCTGATGATACACTTGCTTCTGCAAAGGCTATAAAAACCTACATAGATTCTCAAGTAACTGCCCAAGACTTAGACTTCCAAGGGGATACGGGCGGTGCATTAAGCATTGACTTAGACTCTGAAACTCTAACGATTGCTGGCGGCACAGGCATTGATACAAGCGGTGCGACTAATACGCTGACGGTTGCTATTGATTCTACAGTTACTACGCTTACGGGTACGCAGACGCTTACAAACAAAACTCTTACTGCGCCTGTTATTTCTACTATTAGTAATACAGGAACTTTGACCCTACCTACATCTACCGATACTTTGGTCGGTAGGGATACAACAGATACCCTAACAAACAAAACACTTACAACTCCTGTTATTAGCTCAATCAGCAATACAGGAACACTTACACTACCAACATCAACAGATACTTTGGTAGGCAGAGATACGACAGACACTTTAACAAATAAAACTTTAACTTCTCCTGTAATTAATACGGGGGTGTCTGGAACAGCTATTCTTGATGACGATACTTTTGCTACAGCTACTGCTACAACACTGGCAACCGCAGAATCTATTAAAGCTTATGTAGATGCTCAAGTAGATACAGCCGATGAGCTTTCAGAGCTTACAGACGTAACTATTACAAGTCCTGCGCTTGATCAGGTGTTGGCATATAATGGATCTGAATGGGTTAATGCTGTAGCAGCTAGTGGAGGCTTGGCTTCACAAACACCAGCAGAAACCGCAAACTTTACAGCCGTAAAAGGCAACAGATACTATTTAGATAGCTCTGGTGGCACATTTACAATGACTTTGCCTGCTTCTCCCACCGCAGGAGATCAAGTAGGCTTTGTTGATTATGGTGGTAATTTTGCAACTACTTCAGTGACTGTTGGCAGAAATTCTAGTAATATTATGGGTTCTGCTACTGACTTAACTTTAGATGTTGATTATTTTTCAGGCGTTTTAGAATACGTTGACGCAACTCAAGGGTGGATGTTAATATGAGTAATTTAAGAGATTTTTTAGGCGGTCTTGATCCTGCTACTTGGACAGATGCTAAAGCTGCCTATTTAGATGATAATATAAGCACAAAGGCTCCAGCATCTACGGCCTTGTCTACAGCAACGTGGACTTCCGCAAGAGCAACAAATTTAGATAATCTTGATTCGACTATTAGCTCAAGAGCGCCATCGTCTACTGCGCTTTCTACGGCTACATGGACAAACACACGAGCAGTATATTTAGATGCGGCTATTAGCACCCGCGCACCCTCTTCTACAGCCTTGTCTAGTAATGTATACACAAGTACTAGAGCAGGAAACCTAGACAACCTTGATACTACTGTAAGTTCCCGTGCGCCCTCGTCCACGGCCCTTTCTACGGCTACATGGACAAATACTAGAGCAGGCTATCTTGATACTAGTATTAGCTCACGCGCTCCCGCTTCTACTGCACTCTCTAGTAACGTCTGGACAACAACATACCGGAACAGGCTTGATACAACTGTTTCTAGTCGCTTGAGTAGCTGTAGCGTTCAACGTCTTGCGACTCGGACTCAAATAAATAGTGCTAATGACTATGACACATGGACAATTTCTTCTGTTAATACTGCCAAAACATTTCTTACGACTAATGGAGGGGGAATGTCTGTAAATAGTGGCCCTGCGCTGGATGGCGCTGTTTACGGCTATGAGTACCATAGTGATTATAACGGCGCTAGTTGTAGATTTATAAATAGTACAAATGTACGTTATGTTCTTATGGGTTATTTTAATAGAAACTACAACGGTAGTTCCACTAATGGCTGGGGTAATTGGCCGGGTTCTAACAGCAACCAATATTACGTCGAATTTTCAGCAACTCAAATATCTTAAAGAGAGATAAACAATGCCACTATTTTTAATTAAAAGAGAAGCAGATAATTTAGTTACAGGAATAACAGAAACCTACGATAATACTGTGCTAGAGTTAGATGCTCGTTATTTAGATTTAGATGCTATGGTAGAGCTTTTTCCAGAAGCTCAAGACCAAGACTATTTTTTAAATAAAATTGTAGATGTAGAAAATCTTACGGTTAGTGATCCTGACCCCGTAGAGCCAGATCCCAATGATCCAACAGCCATAAGATTAGCTACGGCAGCCAGATCCTATTCTGTTGGTGAGTTTAGAAATAAGTTTACTCTTGCAGAAAAAACAGCGATTTATGCTGCTGCTGAAACAGATGCAACTGTAAAAATATTTCTTGATGATCTTGCATCGGCTTCTTTTGTAGACCCACAAGACCCACAAACTATAGGCGGTATTGACTATTTAATTTCTGTTGGTCTTTTAGCTGCTGAACGCAGAGACTTTATGTTGGCAGACAAAAATACTCTTTAAAAATTTATGGTAGCCTTCAAAGACACACTATTTGTAGATAACTCAGTTGTTCCTATACAAGATAAAAGTATAAAAAAATATAGGGAGCTTTCAGAAAGTCTTTGGGAAATACAACAATTTGATCCTTCTGGGCCTTTTAGAGAAGCAGAGTGTATCCCACTAGTAACGCCTTCTTCAGAAATTACTGAAAACGCTACATATCAAAAGCACATAACTGCGGGAGCAGATGCAGTATTTCAAAAGCTTTTAGAAAATCTTGAGCTTGCTTTATCGCAAGCAGCAATACACTCTGATATATTAAGATGTGTATTAATTAGGGTTAAAAAGGGTTGCAAAATTTATCCGCATATAGATACTACTTTTCCAGATTTAAATGTTATAATATATAGAATGCAATTAGTTAGCTCAAGTAAAGAGCCGTTTGTTAGAACGCTAACTAAAAAAGGTAAAGAACTTTATTACTCTCCAGAGATAGGGATACTAGACAGAATACCTACGGAGGCATTACAAGCAGAAGAAAATATAGGATTAAATGATAATATACATCTTTTGGTGTATACACAGCCAAGTACAGGGCATGAAGCCCTAAAAATAGTTTCTGGACAGAAGTAATGGAGGATTTCTTTGAATACTATAAAAATTTTAGAAGCAAATATTGATAACTTTATTGGTATCTTTGACACAGATTTTGATACTGATCCGCTACTACAGTATTTTCAAATAGCAAAAGACGCTAATGTAGCGGTTCCTCGCAAAAAAATTCCAAGCTCTGACGGGGAGACTATTGCAAATACAAGGACAGATACCGGATTTTCGACTTGGCCTTTTCTTGAAAGAGAAAGAGTATTAAACGAAGAAAATTCTTATATGCTACCTGTCGATGACTATTTAGGATACATTGCAGGATACAATAAACTTATCAATACTTGTTTTGAAATATATTCAGATAAATATGAAGAATTAACAAATATGGAGCTGCGGCATTCATATTTTAATATTCAACAAACAAAACCAGCAGAAGGTTATCATGTTTGGCACTGCGAAAATACAGCAAACGGAACAACCCAAAGAGTCTTAGCTACTATGCTATATTTAAATGATGACTTTGAAGGTGGAGAAACTGAATTTTTATACCAAACATCTAGAATAAAACCAAAGACAGGACGGGTTGTTATATGGCCTGCTCATTTTACTCATGTTCACAGAGGCAATCCACCTTTGTCGGGAGAAAAATATATTGCTACTGGATGGATTGAGCAAATTCGTTTATGAGTAGTCCTGCCTATGCGGTGTTAAAAAACCCAAAAGACGAAACATATATTATATTTAAAAATCGAATCACGCAAGATACAGATAGAAATTATATACTTTGGGAGTTAAGAGAACCGACTCCACGCACGTTCGATAAAGATATTATTAATAATAACTATACATATGTATTAAATCACATAATACACAATAGATCTGAAAATGAAAGCAACTTAGAAGGAAGGGCAGAATCACCCTCTGCTGGATTAGTATATCATACAGTAAAAAGCACTTTGGAGTATAATGGTTTAAAACTAGGAACAATTTTTAGATCAGCTTTAAATTTAACTCCAAGATCTAGATCAGATAGACTAGAAAACACCCTTCCTCATATAGATTCAACTAACAAGCATTTGGTTATGCTTCTATATTTTAACACTACTAGCGGCTCAACTCATTTATGTCATGAAAAGTGGCAGTCAGGCGAAACAATAAAAGATTATAAAGATGTGTCCGTTATAGAGTCTATAGAACCAGAAGAAGACAAAATAATTATTTTTGAAGGAAACAGATTTCATTTTAATGATTATCCAAAATCAGACGATCCTTTAAGGCTTGTCTTAGTAGTAAACTTTTCCCTAGCATGAAAATAAAGAGTTTTAATTTATGGAGCGTATACTATGGCTATGTTTATTGTTGTCGTTGGGCGCTGACGCCCAAAATAATCAAGAAGGTGACTTAAATACCAACACACAAGACAGCACAGTAAACTCTAATAACAATACAACAAATAATAGTAAAACTTATAATGGTGCTGGATCAAGCAGTCAAATGCCCGTATATAGTTCTGTAGCACCAAGTTTAATGAGTAGCGGTAACGACACTTGTTTAAAGTCAAAATCTGGCGCGGCCCAGTTTGTAGTATTTGGTGTAAGTGCGGGACAGTACATTCAAGACGATAAATGTAATCGTCGCAAAGATGCAAAAACATTAAAAGAAATGGGAATGAGCATAGCAGCCGTTTCTCTAATGTGTCAAGAAACATCTGTGTGGCTAGCAATGTTTACATCAGGAACACCTTGTCCACTATTGGTAAACGGTAAATTGGTTGTGGGCAAAGCAGCTATGCTGGCAATGAAAAGGACTCCTGAACTATTCATTCCAGACTATAAAGAAAATAAACCTTTTTATGATCTTGTTTTAAACATAGGGGTAGTAGATGACGATCAAGAAATTAGCGATGGCGTTAGCCTTAGCGAGCGTTTCCGCACCAGCCTTATCAATAACGGAGATTGATGACCTTGTAAACACGAGCGCATCTATTCGGTCTACGTTTGACTATGGTATTCGCGCAGTAGGTGGTATGACTTCTTATGCGTCTATAGGAGGTATTGCGCCGACAGGTACAGTAAATAATGGACTTATTAGTTATGATCAAGCAGACGCCTATAACATGGCTGTAACGGCTGTACAAAACGCCACATATACAGTTGATGTAGGCGCTCAAGAGTATTTTGATAACGCTGCAAATCAGGCAATGAACAATGTTAGCGCAGCCGTAGATGCCTATGTTTCTGCGTCAGCGGCGGTTATTGAAGTTGTAAGAGTTAATGAAATTGCTTCAGATGCACAGGCGGCTGGAGATGGTGAAGCTCTTGCAGCCGTTCAAGACTATATTGCAACAAATGATGTAACGCTAGAGCAATCAGAGGTTGATCTTTACAACGATACTTTGACTACGGTTGAAGAAAACTCTCAGACTGCGGCAGCATTTATGGCTGTAGCTAACAGCCCTGACCTGATAGACAGCGCAAATCAGCAGGCAGATAGCATCAATTCTACCTATGCGGATGCTACAGAGGTGTTTTTTGACTCGGCAATGGGAGAGGTAGTGGTTTGGTTTGAAGGCGTACAGGACACTGTTGCAGTTCTAATGGTCAACACATACTTCAAGACAACCGCAGAGATCCTGACAGAAGGCGAAAGCAGCAATTTCTATCAGACGGGGCCAACATACAACCCGTGTGCATTCTTCCAAGATCCTTCAATAGTTGATAGCTGTCTGGGAGGATAATGTGTCGCTGGAAGGAGTAGAATTAAATGTTAATGGCACAAGCTTCAAAGGCGTTTGGGTTGCTATTGTTTTGTCTATGGCTACTAGTATCGGCGGTGGTATATGGGCCGCTTCTCAGTTTTTTGCTCGCATTGATGGTATTGAAGGAAGGCTGGATGCTATTCAGGTTCCTGACCTCACAGACCTTACTGATCGTATCAGTCTTGTGGAGCAACGGCTCACTGATCAAAATATATCAGGACTTCAAGGAAAGCTATCTGAACTAGGAACAAACCTAGAGCAAATTATGGAGCGGCAAAAAGAATTACTTGACCTCCGTGATCGTGTTGAAGAAGCAGAAAAAGAATCTGAAAAGAGCGCAATAACCGTACAAAACCAAGCGGCTATTGTAGAAAAATATGATGATGAAGTCAAAAGTCTAACCCGTGAGATTAATGATCTCTGGAGTGCTATGGATGCTTTATCAAATCCCCTCCAATAATTAGAGATTATTATGATGTTAGACGAACACAGATTAGATCGTATTGAGCAGAAGCTAGACAAGCTGACTGAAGCAGTATCACAGATTGCTCGGGTTGAAGAGCAAATGCTTTCTGTGTTCAAGCGCATGGACAGGCACGAGAAAAGGCTGGACGATCAAGAAGATGATATAAAAGAACTAGCGGGTATTGTCGCTACTAACGCAACATCTGTTAAAAATTCCGAAAGATTTTTTTGGATAATTTTAAGTGCTGTTGTATCTATTGTGGTATATTCTGTTAAGTAAGTTTTCAAATAAATGGAGTTATTATGAATAAGTTTGTAAATTATATGATTCATGTTGGTGATGCTACAAGCCAACTTATCAACACGGCTTTATTGCTGTCTGATAATCCAAATGAGTCAGTCTCAGGAAGAGCCTATAGACTGAACGACAAACAGGGTTGGAAGCAGCTAGAAAAAAGCCTAAATTTTATTTTTCAGGCGTGGCAAGAAGAGCATTGTAAACAATCATTTTTGAATGATATTGCTCGCGCTAAAAAACTTTTAGGTGAAAAGGAGAAAACCCAATGAAGAATATTTTAGTAGCCGCAGTATTAGTATTTTTAGTAGGTTGTGCATCTAGCTCAAGTCAATACTATGAAGCAGTACAAAAAGCAGCAGAGGCTAACTCAAGAGCGGCACAAGCCAAGTTTGACGCCCTTTCTGCTATCGCTGCTGCAGGAGATGGACAGGCCGCTAGTGCTGCTGTAATGGCTTTGGCTCTAACACAGACTCCTACTGCTAATCCTATTCCCCAACAATCAGAAGCTATCCAGTGGGCGTCTATCCTAGCGTCTCCTGTGACCTCTCTTGGTATGATGTGGATGCAAGCAGACTCAGCCAAGACTATGGCTCGCTACAACTCACAAGTTGATCTAGCGCGAGTAACCGCTGATGCTCAGACTCAACAGGCCTTGTACGGCAGTTTCTCTGACATTTCTAGTGCAGGCTTTACTGCCGTAGGAAACGTAGACTACACTCCGTTTATTGACGGTATGGTAAATCTCGGTACTACTGGCATGGATAACCTAACTACTTTAGGCACTGCAGGGTTTACTGCTAACACTAACATTGCAACAGCTGGCCTTACTCAAGTTGGGCTTACGGCTGAAGACGGTCTTAACGTAGCAGCTAACATAAGCAATAACGCTATGGATGGCCTTGTAACACTTGGCACTAACGGTCTT